CACGGTGGCCTGCTGGATGGCGTGGCCGTCTTCAATCTGCTCGATCTGCCAGCGCACCTCGTAGTCGATGGCCTGCTGCATGAAGCGAAAGCTGTTGAGGTTTTTGATCTCGCGCCGGGTGCCCAGCGCCGCGCCCGGCTTGCGCACCGACACATTGGCGTCGCATCGGAAGCTGCCCTCTTGCATGTTGCCGTCGCAGATGCCGATCCAGGTCACGATTTTGTGCAGCTCTTTGGCATAGGCCACGGCCTCTTCGCTGCTGCGCATGTCGGGCTGGGTCACGATTTCCAAGAGCGGTGTGCCAGCGCGGTTCAGGTCGATGCCGGATTGGCCCCCACCTCCGAGTGCTGAGTCTTCGTGCAGCGATTTGCCCGCGTCTTCTTCGAGGTGGGCGCGCTCCAGGCGCACGGTCTTGCGCACCGTCTCTTGGCCTTCTTCCAAGAAGAACGACACCTCACCGCCTTGCACCACCGGAATCTCGAACTGGCTGATCTGGTAGCCCTTGGGCAGGTCGGGGTAGAAGTAGTTTTTGCGCGCAAAAATGCTGCGCTCAGCAATGTGCGCGTTGATGGCCCCCATGATCTTGGGAGCCTGCGGGCTTTGCCCAATAAGCTGCTGAATGATCGGGTCTTGGAGCAGCATCATGTGTACTTGGATGTGCGCGTCGTGGTTCTGGTACATGAACGCCTTCATCGGCTTGCCGTTAAGGGCCGCTTGGTTCTCCGACACGGGGTCAGTTGGCTTCATATCGTCCTCAATAGGCACGAGTTTGTCCGCGTTTTTGATCCCCAAGACCTCCAACATCCCCCTGTGTAGCTGGGGTAAGTCGTAAATATCCGGGGCCATCTGCGCCATCTGGATGACCGCTTGGTACTGGATAACCCGCTGGCTCATGGTCGCCGCGTTGGGGTCAGAGACGGGGATCAAGTCCACCAAGTCATAGTCACCACGCTTGGCTTTCCTGCTTCCGTACTCGGGTTGGTATGTGTAGTCGGCGTCTGTGTAGTCGCGGATCAGGTTTTTCAACAGCTTTAGCTCCTGCTTGAGTGCGTAATGCACCCGCGCTTGGACTGCCGTCATCACTTTAAGCTGGCGTTCCAGCAGGGCCAGCGTTGTCCCCACCGGGGCGTTTGCCGACATATCGGACACATTCATATCAGCCGTTGATGCAAAACGACGGCCTTCCTCCACAATGTTGCCCAGCAAGTTATACAAAACTTGGCTTGGCTCTTTATATGGGAGGGGGAGGATGTTGTCGCGGATAGTGCCCGAACCTACGTCCACATCACGCCACTCGCCCGGCGCAATCGGGGTATCGTCACCCTTGATCCGCAGACCACGGGACTTCAGACCGCCGGGCAAGTTAGCCAACGTACCGGCATCGACCAACTGGCGCATGATGCTGGTGGCCGACTTAGCAAACCCACCAATAAGGTGGAACAGACCAAAGCCATACGCCCCAAAGCCGGGGATGTATTGATAATGTACAAAATGCTGGCGTTTTAAACGCAGCATGTCATCTTCTTTCCAGTTGCGGCGAATTGACAGGATGTCGTTTGTGCCTTTTATTAGGGTTACTACGTAGGGCAGCATGATCCCGGTGGGTTCGCCCTCGTCGTCCTTGTCCTCATGCCCTTCCAAGTCCAAATCTACGTGGCACTCATATAAGGTATAGCGCTCATCGCCCAAGTCGTTGAACCCGGTCTCTTTGTCCTTGGCTTTTTGGATGTCCGTACGATCTTTGGGCGCATCAGGCAGTTCGATGTCCAAATAAAACCCAGCCTGCTGGAGTTTGATAATTTCGTTTTTGGTTTTGCGCATGACGTGTGTCACGCGAAAGCACGTATCCAAGTCCGTGGCCCCGTAGGGGAGCAAAATATCCTCGGCTGGGATAAACATCGACACTTGACGTCCCAAACTGGGATCGTAATACACCTTTTTAAATGCCGAGCCGGTGGCCGGAAGACTCCACAGCATGCGCTCATGCTCGGCCCGGAACTCCACCATGTTCTCGGTCAACTCAAAATTCATATCCTCCTCAACCCGCGCTGCGGCCTCACGCACCTGCGGATCATCCAACCCAATGATCTTGGTTTTTACTGGCCCACGGGCAGGAAACGTCTCAGTAATCGTCTCAGCCTGAAAACGTACAACGGCTTCGGTAATCATGGGGTGGAATACGCCACATGCGCCTTGCCACGGCTCCGTACGGTCTTCCATTTGCAGGCCCAAGAGCTTTAAGCCCTCGACGTAGGCCTTCTCCCACTCCTTGCGCGAGGATTTGTCGTTGTCAATGTCCCCAGCCAAGTCGCCTGCCATAGATTGCAGAACGCTGTCCTCTATATATTCAGCCAAGTTGTCATCAAAGCCTTCTTCGCCGTCATCTTCTCCCGGCTTTATGCTTATTTCCAAGCCGTCCATACCAATATTTACTTCTTCTGGGTCAACAATTTCAATTTCCAGCGGTTCTTCATCTTGCGCAAGGGCGTCGATCCCCACTGGCTGTTGGTACAGGGCTTTGTCTACATTGGTGGCCATGTTAGTATTTCTTTCTTAGAGTTGCCCGGTTTGTAGTCGGGTCATATTTAAATGCTGATGTGGGTTTCCCCGTGCGAGTTTTTGCTCTGTCCAATGCTCGCTCTTCAGCGGTCATGGCGTCGCGTCGTTTACCTTCAGCGGTCAGATTACCTTTGGCATCAACGTGCCCCCGTTTTTGTAGAACCTCAAGCGCCGCCTCCCTAGAACCCATCTGTGCTGCTAGGCGGTCTATCAGTTGGTTTTTACCCATGAACTTCTGTGTTTCCATCAGCACCCCTAATAATACGCCGCACGGCGCTTGAAATAAACGGGCTCGTCTTTTTCGTCTGAGTCCAACGTGATGAACCCACCCTGCCGATAACGCAGCAGGGCTTGACTGGTGGTATCTACAAAGTCGTCATTATCTCCGTTGGGGAACGAGGCCAGTTCCTCAATAACTTCCCGCGCCCAGCGCGTATCTGGAGCCCAGACTTTACCCGAAGCAAACAAGTCTGCAATAGCATTGACCCGCACTATCTTGTCGTTGCCCCTGCTGGGGTTTGTTTCCTGCACCGGGATACCCATTGCCCGCAGTTCTTGAATAAGCGGCGCACCCGCGGACTTTTTCTCCACAATAAACGCATCGGGCTCCCACTCTTTATAGTGCTTGAGCGCTGCGGCTTTAAGGTCTGGGAAAGTCATGCGGTCTTTAAATGCGTCCAGCAGTATTATCTGAGCCTCATCGCGTTCTTCCTCGTTGTAAAACACACCCCACGTTGTGCAGGCCGAGTAGTCCGAATTGTTTTTTATCTCGTGGGCCGTATCCCATGACTGGATTATGTACTCACACCTTGGCGGCTCTTCGGGCTCCCAGATTCTCCAAAGTTTCCTGCTGATTATGGCCGCTGCGTTGGAGGTAGGCTGCTGCATGTACTGGGCGTTCCAGTACTGCGGGTCAATGGATGCCTTGGTTGTCTTTAACTGTTCCAGCGGCCACTGCTCAGGCCAAAGGGATTTCTCGTCCTCAGTGTCCTCGTTCAAAATAGCCGGAAGTTCTACGATCTCCCACGGCTCGGCGTTGGAATTCTTGGTCTGGTAATCAATTAACCGGCCTGTCAAATCAAGTTTACCCCAGCGCGTCATCACAATAATGATCGCCCCTCCGGGCATCAAGCGCTGCAACGGGCCAGTTTGAAACCACGACCATGCCGTATCAAAAGCAAGGCGGCTGTTGGCCTTTACATCCTGCTCAGAATGAGGGTCATCAATAACAAATAGATCAGCGCCGCGACCGGCAAGAGCACCGCCCACACCAGCAGCGTAATACTGACCCCCCGCCGCAGTACTCCATTTGCCCGCAGCTTTCTGATCGTCCGCAACCAAAGTGCTTGGAAAAACCTCATGGTAGTCCTCACTATCAATTAAGTTTCGTACACGCCTACCAAAGTCTTCTGACAACCCGGCAGTGTGGGTCGCCATAATAATCTTTTTCTCTGGGTACTTGCCAAGGAAATAAGCGGGGAACAGGTAGGAAGAGAACTCGGACTTACCCATACGTGGGGCAATATTGATAATCACGCGTTTTTTCTTGCCTTCAATAACGTCCGTGAAAATTCTAGCCAGTTTTTTGTGGTGCGGCCCGACCTTGAACCCCGGATACACGGCGTTGGCAAAACCCAACATGTTGCCCTGCGCTGCTTGCAAAGTGGCACGGCGCTCCCGGATCTCCAAATCCGCAAACAACTCCAGCTTTTCGGCCAACGTCATTGTCGGCAAGGCCAACTGGAGCGCTGCAAGCTCAGTTTTTGTCAGAGAAGTTATTTTTTCAGTCGTCATGCACTGATTTTTCTGACACGTCTGTTACTTCTTGGATGTCTACCACGCCCATGAACTTGGATAGCTTGTCCTTGATGCGCTGGTCGAGCTCGTTGTCCGTCAGGGCTTCTTTCTTAATTTCAATCTTCTCAGTAAATAGCCCCACCTCGGTCACTTTACCAAGGGCGGTTAGCGCCTTGAGCCTAATACTAGCGCTGGGGTTCTTGGTTTCCTCGACAAGCTGGGCTACGCAGTACCCGCGC